AGACAAAACCGCCAAAAGATAGAAGCAGAGTAGTTGTTGTTGAGCAAGAATTAACTCAAGTGGGTGCGCTTGCAATAGAACGGAGATTGATTTGTTGGTATGGTCGTAAGGATTTAGGGACAGGAATTCTCAGAAATAAAACTGACGGCGGCGATGGTAATCCTGGATTAAAACACTCTGATAAATCTAAAGCATTGATGAGTAAGAAGGCCCGTGCGTCGGCTGCTAAATTGTCAGATGATGGCAAAAGTATTAAAGCAGAAAAATATAGAGCAACAATTCTTGCCAAAACAGATAAAGACCGCAAAACAAGATTAGAGAAATTGTCTGACATTTCAAGTGGCACAGTATGGATAAATGATGGTGTTACTAGTCGAAGAGTTAAACTACTCGAATCTGTTCCGTCTGGGTGGCAACGCGGTAGAATTAAATTAAATAATGGGATGCAAGTGTAAATGGTGACACAGGAGACTTTTAATCTTCAGAATCGGGTTCGATTCTCTGCGGTCCCACCAAACAAAATTTTATGGGATCGTAGCCTAGAGGCCAGGCACCGGACTTTTAATCCGGCAATCGCAAGATAAACGTGAGTTCGATTCTCACCGGTCCTACCACTCTCTTCCGCAAACTTTAGTGGTGAAGTGCAAGACTCTTAATCTTGAAAACTCAGTTCGACTCTGAGGCGGAGGACCAAATTTTTGGGCTATGCAGGCGCTTGTGGCGGGTTCGATTACCGTAAGGTCCACCACAAAATATTTTAGATAGTGTCGACGCTATTGCTCTATGGGAAAGCCATAGTAAAATATTTTGTAATGGGCCTAGCTGGGTCTTTCTCCCGGGAGAAAAAGGGGTTCGAGTCCCCTATAGTCCACCAAACAACGGTGATTTAGTTCAATGGCAGAACGGAGCTCTCATAAGGCTTAGACGAAGGATCGTAACCTTCACTCACCACCAAGTAGTGCAATCGTAGCCGTAAGGCGGTTAAGTCGTTGACGATTTAAAATAAAGCAACGGTGAGTGCAGCTGGTCACTTTCACTAGGACATTAGTATTAGGTTACTAACCAGCAACAAATTACGCAACTTTAGCTGATGTGGTCATAGCAGGTGCCTGAAGAGCACATGAAACAGGTCCGATTCCTGTAGGTTGCACCAAATAAAACGCCTAGTTGAAGTGAGAGGTTAGCTACTTGCTCGACAAGCAAGGATATACTGGTTCGAGTCCAGTACTAGGCACCAATATTTCTTGAGTTATATTCGTCTAAAGGTAAAGACACTTCCTCGCTCAGAGGTAGAAATGTTATATTCGAACTATTCCATATTTCCAAGAAACAAATATGTCTCTGTAGATTACGGCAGGCTAGATCGACACCCTTTCAAGGTGTAGAACCGGGTTCGACCCCCGGTAGGGACTCACATAGTAGATTTTGTATAAATACAATTAAGGAGAACAGAAATGTTTTATTACTTGTATGAAATAACAAATACCATTAATGGTAAAATCTACGTAGGAGTTCATAAGACCAACAACTTAAATGATGGGTATATGGGCTCTGGAAAAGTTATTCGACGTGCTATGGAAAAGTATGGTGCCGAAAACTTTACAAAAGTCATACTTGAGCAATTCGACGATTCAGTTGCTATGTATGCAAGAGAAAAAGAAGTAGTTTCCGCCTCATTTCTTCTACGAGAAGATGTATATAACTTACGCCGAGGAGGAACTGGAGGATTTGATTATATCAATAAACATAAGTTAAATTCAACATGGAATAATGTTGGCAAACAGCCCGGAACAAAGGCGGTATATTTTACTGCCGAAGATGGGAGGCGCCAACAAATTCTTAATAAGAAAAATAAAACTGGCGCTTATTCTGCCAATTTTAAAAATGCATTCAAAGATAAATTACGCCAAGCAGATTTTCAATCACGATCACAGAGTGTAGCCGCAATGGTAAAGAGAAAGAATACTTTTGCAGAATCTAGACATCAACAAGGCGAAAAGAATTCACAGTTTGGTATGATGTGGATTACTAATGATATAAAAGATAAGAAGATTAGAAAGACAGATTCTATTCCAGATGGATTCAGGAAGGGCAAGAAATATAACCCCCAACAAGTAGAATTTTGTCCGCACTGCCATAAAGAAGGTGCAGGCTCTAACATGAAAAGATATCACTTTAATAACTGTAAACAAAACGGTTAAGAAACTTACAAAAAGTTCTTGACTAAAGCACAGCATTATGCAATAATAGATAATAAGTTTTGCAACCAAGTTGCAGAAAACGATCTTTAAGAATTTAAGAATTTGGGGAAGTATAATTTCCCGTTAGTTGGCCTCGGCCGATTAACATAAAGGATAAGTGCAGCGATGCACCCAATGCGGCGAAGATTACATAACCGCTCCGTAAGGCCATTTATACAAGCCTGCTCACCGTGGTGACACGGCGTTCACTGATAAGACCGGTGGATGTAAAAAATGAAGCATGTAGTTGTGGAAAGAACGTTTGCTCAAGCGCCTGGCGTCCTCGCAAGGGACTTAATAATGTCTGAAGGTATTCGATGTGTGATTGTATTCCCAATCTACTACTTTAACCCAATAACATTTACAAAAGTGTTATTCAGTTAATGATAAATAAATTTACGCGGGATTCGTATATGGGTATTACCTGAGTTTTCCAAACTCATGAAGGGAGTTCGACTCTCCCATCCCGCTCCAAACACATAAAGGAGAAAATCATGCATGACTTCGCAGATAAAATAATGGTTTCCGCCCTAGTGGTAATGCTTATTCCCTTAGTTACATATCTTTGCTACATAATCATAACTGGAAAAGAAGTTATTGATGATGGCAACGATATGGAGGGCGATAGTATATACGCAATATAAAAATTATGGAGCTTGACTTTTGATCGTCGATGTGCTAATATTTAATAATGTATAAGTGTTTATATTGTCAAAAAGAATTCAGAAATGCTGGAGGATTAGGTTCTCATCATCCTTACTGTAAGCAAAATCCTGTTCGTGTGAAAAGAGTAAAGTCTCCAAATGCACATAAGAGAAAAGGTTCAGCAGCCTGGAATAAAGGGCTAACAACTCCTCAAGAAGTCAGAGACAAAATATCCCAGTCGTTGATAGGAGTATCAACCGGCAAAGGTTCTACTCCGGAAATAGAAGCAGAACGAATTAGAAAAGTTACAGAAAAAGCAAAATTGCACAACGGCGGCCACAGACAGGGGTCTGGTCGAGGGAAGAAGGGCTGGTATAAAGGATTTTTCTGCGATAGTTCATATGAACTTGCTTATGTCATTTACTGTTTAGAGCATAATATTATGCTCCATCGTAACAACGAATTACGCCCATATGAATGGGAAGGAAAAATTAGAAATTATATACCCGATTTCATAGTAAATGGTGTTGAAGTAGTAGAGATTAAAGGGTATAAGACAAAGCAATGGGAAGCAAAAATGAAGGCTCACCCAGATATAAAAGTCTTATATGAAAAAGATTTACAAGAAGTATTTGCTTATGTAAAAGAAAAATACGGCAAAGACTTTATTAGATTATACGAATAATGGAAGTGTGCCAGAGAGGCTGATCGGCACTGTCTTGAAAACAGATGGACTCGAAAGAGTCACGTGGGTTCGAATCCTACCACTTCCGCCAGTTATGTTGTGAGATTGATGAGAGTAAAAATTCGTGTATGTGGGTTCGAATCCCTATTACATTGTTCCGGAAGGAAACGACCGCCGGCGGTTGGTGCCCCTTATCCGTGAGTTCGAATCTCACACTCGCCGCCAAATTGCACGAAAACGTACCGTACCCACGCAAACAGAGGTGGTAATACCGTGTTAAAAACTTGCAACAAATTATTGGAGAGGTGTCAGAGAGGCCTAATGACTCTGATTGGAAATCAGATGGACTAACAAGTCACGCAAGTTCGAATCTTGTCTTCTCCACCAAAACAAGCAGTAAAGAATTTATGGCGAGTACCTGGGTTGGCTCCCTAATCTCTTTCGAAAGGAGTGGTGACACCTAAGCAGGGTCAAGTGTTCGATGCATCTTACTCGCCGCCAGTTTTATAAAGGATATAAATATGTTTTTTGGGTGGCACTCAATGTTTGACTGTAGTAAATGCGATATAGAAAAGATTAGCAGCAGAGAAAATATTTATAATTTCGTTAAGACATTGGTCGAACGAATTGATATGGTCGCAGTAGGCGAACCAATTATCGAGATGTTGTGCGAAGGTGATCCAAAAGTTGGATACAGTTTGATGCAGTTGATTTCAACAAGCAACATTACTGGTCACTTCTTAGAAGAAACTGGCGCAGTATATATTGATATTTTTAGTTGTAAGCCGTATAATATAGATGTTGCTGAAAAATGTGTTAGAGAATTTTTCATTCCTGAAAAAGTTAGAGTAAATTTTTTAACTCGCAACGCAGATTAAAGATTATGTCTCGCAAGTGTTCCGGTAGCACAAGGCACTCCAAACGCCTTGGATGGGGTTCGATTCCCTAGCGAGGCGCCAGTAAAGAGAAGAGTATGAAAGTTAAGTTACCAGTTACAAGAATTGAAGACATTGATATACCTGATGAAGTAATTTTTCACTGCGTCAAAGAAAAATTTCAAAAGAAATATCCAAAGTTTCGATTTGAAAGTTACATAAATGATAAGGGTGAACTTAGATGCCCATCATCATTTGATGGTTATAGTTATGATTACAGATCTGAAAAAGCCACTCTTGAAGATATTACTCTTGACAATTTGTGGCAACAGATAAGTGAAATTTACAGACCTGAGTAGTTGAAAAGATATGCCCCGTTGGCTAAGACAAATTGGCACAGTCGCTTGTTTCAAACACAAGGCTTTTAAGGGTTCGAGTCCCTTATGGGGTACCAGATTAAATTAGTGAGGAGGAAG